TACCAAAGTACTACGCATAAATACCCCAAAGTTATATTTTATATACTTTATGTATATAGTCATGTCACCAATCATGTGATATGATAATCTCATGTGTGAGAGAGATTAAGATTATGATTTGGAGGTGATTATATTATGTGTGACGATAATAACGGTTATGATATTCAGACAATCAGGACTGTTGATGATATGAGAATTGTAGCTAGTGATATAGTCACTAATTACTGTGATAGACATAACATTGATGAGAACGATATATTTCCGTCTATATGGGCTGACATAATTACAGAGTTAAACATATTATTATTTGCTCCATGCAATAAAGTACTTAAAAAAGTAGACGGTACTCATAATGAGTATGACATAGACAAAGTTGAATATGTTTATAATTATATATATAAGCGTCTGTGTAATAGTCATTGTCAAGAAGTGACTATTAAGGGATTTACTGATATGGTCGGTATAGGTAAACAGACATTATATGACTGGGAAAGTGGGGCGCTAAGCTCACAGCGTTCGGATTTGCACGAAAAAATCATGCAGGATAATGAGGAAAGCCTCTTCAACTTGATGAAAGACCGGCGATATAATCCAATGAAAATACTCCCGAAGCTGAACAAGGTCCATCACTGGAACATGCCGGGTGTCAAGGTTGAGAAGCCAGCCGAAGCACTCGGAGCCGATGCCCTGATACAGCTTGGACAGCAGCCGAAGCCGCTTGTTCTGTCAGATAATAGCTCAGTGATAGACAGCGATAATTGATGTTTTATCTCATGCAGTTGTCACACAATTTAATACAATTCACAAATGCCCTATTTACAAGGGTTTGCGGTTCTGTAGCCCATTGTAAACTATTCGCAAAAGTTAGGTTTAACGAATAGTTGAGCGGAGCATAATGGAACGATAATGCTATTGTATGAATTGTTTGGGAATTGTGTATAAACGGACTGATGGCACGAGACCAGCCGGGGTGGGGGTTATATGGTTGCCGGATATGCCCCCTCTAAGTCCTCTAAACTCCGACAAAAATAAAAAGACCTTTTACATGGCATGAATAGGGATGTACACCTGACAAGCTGTAAGCCTTAACAGTTTTCATGCCATAACATTAAGGCAATATCGAAAAGGCAGGTATAGACATGAACGACTTAAAGATTTTTGAAAGTCCAGAATTTGGAATAATCAGAACAATAGTAATTGACGATGAACCGTGGTTTGTTGGAACTGATGTTGCAAAATCATTAGGGTATGCAAAACCGTATGACGCGATTAAAACAAATGTGAATGACGAGGACACCATTATAACGGGTGTCTCAGACGCGAATAACCACACACAACAAATGATAGCAATTAACGAATCAGGATTATATGATTTGGTATTTGGAAGCAGACTACCGACAGCGAAGAGCTTTAGACATTGGGTTACATCTGAGGTTTTGCCATCAATTCGTAAGAATGGCGGTTACATACAGAATCAGGAGCAGATGACACCGGAACAGATTGTTGCAAACGCTTTGATTGTCGCAAATAAGATTATTGAGGAAAAAGAAGCAAAGATTGCTGAGATGAAGCCTAAAGCGGAATATTTTGACAATCTTGTGGACAGCAAGCTTTTAACAACTTTCAGAGACACAGCAAAAGAGTTACGCATTCCGCCGCAGCAGTTCACGCAATGGCTTGTGGAAAATGGCTATCTGTACCGAGATAAGCACAATTCATTGAAACCTTACGAAAAGTATCGCAAAGACGGATTGTTCCAGTTGAAAGATTTTTCGACACCTTTTGGTTATTCAAATGTTCAGACTTATGTAACTGTAAAAGGCAAGGAAACATTTAGGCTTTTGATTGGAGGAATAGCAAGATGACAGGTAACGAGTATCAGCAGTTAGCAATGAGAACAAATGATGGGTTAAACACAATAAGGCTTGCTCTAACCATGAATATTAACTGCGATATAATTATAGCACAGTTGTTAAACGGCGTATTGGGGCTTACAGGTGAAGCCGGCGAAGTATCAGACCTCATAAAGAAAGGCATATTCCACGAAAAAGGCATAGACCTTGAACACCTCAAAAAGGAGCTGGGTGATTGCGCTTGGTACTTGGCAATGATATGTGACGCATGTGGATTTACGCTTGATGATGTCATGCAGACGAACATTGATAAACTCAAGGCACGCTATCCTGAGGGCTTTGACACATACAGAGCTAACAATAGGGCGGAGGGTGATATATGATAACGGATTTGGTTGTATTCGGAATTTTATGTAGGATTGAAGCTCCTACATGGTGCTTTGTAGCAATCACTATATCGGTTTTAATCAAGGCAATCAGTTTCGGCATGAACTTAGGTGCTAGGCAGTCAGAAAAAGCCTTAGACGAGGCGATAAAGAGGTCATTGAATGAAATATCAAGGCAAAGAGATAAATGATGAGTGCTCACGTTGCGGCAACATACTTGATTGCGAATTATTTCGCAAAGGTCATGGCATAGGTACAGAGCGTGAGCATGTGGCAGATATGCTTAGATGTCAATTTAAGCACAAGGAAAGGCATGATAAAGGCGATGGGAATAATTAGATTTCTCGGTTTGACAGCTTTATGGTTATTTATAATCGGCATAACAATAGTGCTTATAATGCTTTTTGCCATAGGTATAAGAGCACTTATACAGATGTTCAAAGACATGTAATTTTGGGCTATCGTCAAGCGGTAAGGCACAGCACTTTGACTGCTGTATTCGTGGGTTCGAATCCCACTAGCCCAGTTTGGTCATGCAAATGACCATCGGACTTTTAAGTCATGTTGTTTCATAAACTCCACCTATTAGCGGAATGCTGTTAAGAGCCGTCACAAGGCTCGATAGGTTTATGGGTTTTGTTGCTGTAGTTCCCCAGCGCTCCATAACACGCTAAAAGAATAGCAACAGTGCGGACAACATAAGCCGGGAAGCTTGCGACACGGCTGATTCTCGCTGTCGCCCAGTCTGCACTTACGGGATATAGTTCAGTTTGGCAGAACGCTCCACCTGGGATGGAGAGGTCGTAGGTTCAAATCCTGCTATTCCGACTGCCTCGAATGAGGCACAAAGCAATACCCCTTTTTGATTCAATTTTCGTGTAGCCTTGCTGCCGTTCGGCAAGTAAAACAAAGAGCGGACATGGCGCATTTGTCAAGTGGTTAAGACACCGCCCCTTCACGGCGGAGGCGTGAGTTCGATTCTCTCATGCGTCATTTAGGCACAAATTGTCTATTGGCATGTAGCTCAGTTGGTAGAGCAATCGGCTGTTAACCGATGTGTCGTGGGTTCAATCCCCACCTTGCCAGTTGGTTCACGATGTAACCTAGCTTCACAACCTTATAGGTCAAAATCGTTGTAAAAATGTGATGTTTCGCGCGTAATCTGTATGCGCGAGTTGATGTGTGGCGGAATAGGTAGACGATAATCAGATATACAAGACTTCGCTCGGTGAGACTGCGTAACGATATATGCAAGCGAGATAGCGTGAAACATCCCCTTGATTGGTTGTGAAAGCAATGCTACCCATTATACCAATGGATGCGGATAAGTTTGGAAGATGTTCCCATAGACTTGCACGAAGGGTAAAACGAGGCGTCGGTACACGCCTATTGTATATTATGTGTGGTGCAAATCCACACCGCATCAATCTTTTGGTATTGACACTGAATTACGGAGGACTACAATGGACTATTTTAGCATGTATAGAGATATATGGACATTCCACAAGAAATACATCGACAAGATAAAGTTTGCCGATGATAAGATGTGGGCTGAAATAGTAGCAGAAAGTAGCGAACTCTGTAAAAGATATGATAACTGTGGGTTTATTTTGTCATTGGCAGTGAACGAGGTGAATGAGTTTGAGGAGATTAGCAAATCTGTACATCCGATACAAGACTAAAAATTTAAAAAGAATACCATTGTTTACGATGACATTCAATTATCCAAAGTATAAAGCTGAGGGGAAGAAAGATAGCTGCATGTTTTACGCGCACCCTTATATTGCACAAGATGAATTTGTAAAGAGCAAATTACAGGAAGTTGTTGACCATATCAGAGATAACTATGATTTAGAAATCTTTACGAGGATTTAAGGTATATGTGTGAATTTTGCAGCAAAAAACCGAAGGCTATAATCTCAAGTACGGAACGAAGCGGTGCAATGGGTGAAAAAATAAAAATCTGTGAGGTTAAAATACAGGGCAATGGATTGGTGCTGGAAATGGTTTTTGATAACTTACCTTCAAACCTTAGTTTTTCGGTTTTAAAAAAGAAAATATTTTATTGCCCTATGTGTGGTAGAGAGTTGGTGGAAGAATGAATGAATTTTTGAATTTTTTTGACGATAAAGCAAAAGACTTCCCTATGCACCTTAAAATCGCTTATAGTAAAATATGCGATTGGAATATTTTGATTTACAAAAAAGGCTGCGCTGATGATTACCCTGAGGCTAAGCATGACGGCGAAGATGTAATAATTGTCAATGAAAGTGATTGCGACATGGAACTTTGCTTTGCTAGGGCACATGTAGAGCTAAAAGAATGGCTTTCGGAATTTAACGGCGGATATTAAGGCGGTGGAAGAATGAAGAAAACTATTTTGTATATTTCTGATACCGAAAAAGATATCGTTAAGTACTTAGAAAGCTTTCAAAGATATTTAGAAGGGCATGAAATTTTATGTTCATTAGATAAAAAAAATAGAATTTTAAAAACGCAAAATTACGATATTGTCGGCAAAAACATTTTCGGTAATTTGCTTGGGACTGGCTACGGATATTGCGAATATTACTGTTTTTCAGACAAGATTAGTAAATTTGAATATTTTACAACGCAAAGAAAAAGAATGGAAGAAATTTTGATGCATGTAAGAGAAGGGGCAAAAGAAATATCGGAATATGGCATTTTGTGTATGGTTGTGTACGGGTTGGAGGATTGTGAAATATGAAACATCAAAAAGAATGGCGCACTTGTGACAGGTGCGGAAAAGAGATAAAAGTAGGGCTGTTGTGTACGAACTCTATCACAAGAAACGGCATTATAAATACAACCTACGATTTATGTAATGAGTGCATGGGAGATTTTGAGAGGTTTATGAGAAATGAATAACATTGGCAATCCTTTATCAGAGTATCAACCGCCGTCTAAAGAAGCATTGAGAAATTTTGGCATAGACATTTCAAGAGAAGCGGTAGAAAAATATGCTTTGGAAAAGTTTGGCAGACTTCCACAAAGCCATATTGAAATGATTTCTGCTAGGGATTCTAAAATAATTGAGGAAGCAAGGAGATTTACGAACAATGGAAGAAAAAATTAAGATAATATCCGATGGCAAAACTGCACAAGTGTTTATTGACGGCAAAAAAGTAAGATGTACCGATATAGAATTACATTTTATCGCTCATGCAAAGCAAAGTCCAATGATTAAAGTTGATGCACGATGGCATAAAACGGATAAAAACGGAAATACAATTTTGAATGAGGATAAAACTGCCATATTAACAGAGGGTATCAAAATAAATTGCTGAAATATACGAGGACGAGGAATTAGAGCTTATCGACAGTTACATTGAGGATAACCCACCGAAAGACAGCAAAGAAGCGGTATGGTATTTAGGTGAAAGCCTTAAGAAGCTGGCGCAGGCTGATATATTCGTTGGAATTGATGAAGCGTATGATTGGAATGGCTGTTATATTGAAAGAGATACAGCACAAAGATATGGTATTAAAACATACATAGTTTCGGGAAGATATGTAATTGATAATTATAATGCACTTTTGCAGAAACTATTTCCGACTTGCAATGAAGCAATGCCAGCATTCTAATAAAATTTTACCGGCTAACAAGTAGAGTTAGTCGCTAGCCTAAAACAAGACGAAGAAAATAGTCTTTAAATAATTTCCGAAACACCAAGAGGTGCGTACAATATTGGTGTGCTAAGAATAGCTTTTACTACTGACTACGCATATTACCGGCTACAGATTGATGTAGTCGCTACCCTAAAACAATTATAGGCAGAGGTCTATAAGCACCTTTGCTGTGAAAGCGAGGTGCTTTTTCTTTTGGCATCTGAATATCTGAAGCAAACAATCCAAGGATACGAAAACTACATAAAGCAAAGCGGAATAGATGATAAGGTAATCGGAGCATACATAGACGCGTCAAAAACGGCGTATCTGAACGAAAAGGATACAGAGTATGGGTTAAAGATTTCTAAGCGCTCTAAAGAGCTTATAGAACAGTATGTGCTAAGTTTGGCTAAGATGTCTATATGGGATTTGGATTCACTGGCTAACCAAACAAAGAAAAATTACCAAATCCTTGACAAGTACTATGACTTGTTGAAATTAGAGGCACCATATCTTTTCCACAGTTATCTACTGTATCTCGAAAAAAATAGGCAAGAAGAAGAAAAATTTTATGCCCCGAAAATGGAACAGTTAAACAGGCATGGTCTGATTCAAGCTTTACAAGACCTCGAAGATGATAAGCTTGACCTTTTATCTATCTCAATGCCACCCGGCACACAGAAAACCACGTTAGAGAAGTTTTTTTGTTCATGGATAATAGGTAGACACCCGAAAGATTATAGCTTGTTTTTCTCACACTCTGACGACATTACAAGAATGTTTTATGATGGAGTTCTTGATATAACTACCAATAGCGAAGAATACACATGGAGCGAAATTTTTCCTGACGTAAAACTGCAAAATACAGATGCAAAAAGACAGCGTATCAATTTTGACAAGCCAAAAGCGTTCTCAAATATACAATGTACATCTGTCGGCAGTAAGAATGCCGGTAAGGTTAGATGTAACAGATATTTGTATTGTGATGACCTTGTTAGTGGCATTGAGGAAGCACTTAATAAGAAAGCACTTGATAAGCTGTGGCGTATATATGGAACTGATGCAAGGCAAAGAAAGCTGAATGAGCAAGTTAAGGAAATCCATATTGCTACACGTTGGAGTGTACACGATGTTATAGGGAGATTACAAAGAATTTACGCCAAAAGCGACAGGGTCCGTTTTATCGCGGTTCCTGATATTGACCCGGTTACAGGAAGAAGTAATTTTGACTACAAATATAATGGAATGTCGGTTGAGTTTTTCCACGACCAAGAGCTTACTATGGACGATATTTCATATCGTTGTTTGTACAAAAATGAGCCAGTTGAGCGTGAAGGACTACTTTACCATGATGACGACCTTAGACGTTTTATGTCAATGCCACTTAGGGAGCCGGATGCAATCCTCGGAATCTGCGATGTTAAGAACAAAGGAACCGACTTTATGTTCTTGCCTTGTATGTACCAGTTCGACAACGATTTTTACTTGGTTGATTGCATCTGCGATGATACGACAGATTACGGCATACAGTATAGCCGCTTATCTAACATCATTGTAGACCACAAAATGCAACAGTGCGAGTTCGAGAGTAATTCAGGAGGAGACAGAGTATCCTATGAAGTTGCTCAAAGAGTTGAAAAAATGGGTGGAAGATGCAATATCACAGATAAGCCGACCGAGACAAACAAGGAAACAAGAATTATTGTTAATGCCGATTGGGTCAAGAAACACGTCCTTTTCAGGGACAAAGAAAAATATAAGCCTAAAGAAGATTACGGAGTTATGATGTCATGGCTTTTGACTTATTCAGTAGTCGGCAAAAATGACCATGACGATGTGCCGGACGGCTTGGCTAACTTTTGCCTTTTCGTTACAAGAGGTAGCTTAGTAGCTAAATGTGAAGCAGCAGTTAATCCATTCAGGAGGTGACACTATGACGACAAAAAGTATCTTATCGCAATATATCGACATTAAAGATGAAATCAGGGAAGTAAGAGCCAAAATTGACCGATTGGAAGCAGATATTCAGAGGATAGAGGACGGAGAGAAAGTTGTTGACAGTGTCACTGGCGGTCTTGGCGGCACGCAGCATTTCCGGATTGAGGGCATTCCATATCCTGAATATAGTCGCAAAAAGACTTTGCTTTATTCAAGGAAAACCACTTTACAGTTGCTTGAAGATGATTTGCTTACAAAGACAAACGAAGTCGAACAGTTTATAGCGAACATACCTGATAGCCGCATGAGAAGGATAATAAATCTCAGGTACCTCGAAAATATGTCATGGAATAAGGTCGCAGACCATATAGGCGGTGGCAATACAGAGGACAGCGTAAGGAAAGCATGTGAGAGGTTTCTGAAAAGCAACTAAAGTTGTCCGATATGTCCGCTTGACGATATGTTATAGTTATACTTGGAAAGTTCGTTCAAGAGCTTAATATTCACTCCTCTTAGGGAAAGCATCGTCTTAATGGCGGTGCTTTTTTGCGTGAAAGGAAATTATGGGAAACGATAAAAAGAAAATATACTGTCCACAATGCCACCGCCGGGTTGCGGAGTGGGACGGAAAATATTCGGGAAATATAATAGTTGGTTGCCGTAAGTGCCACAAAAAGGTTGTGTATTACACAAATACAGGCATTACGGACATAAAGCCATGGGAGCCAAGAAAAACGGCAAGTGGCATGACATATTTTTAAGGAGCAGATAACTAATGAACCGTGGAACACTTCAAGACCTTGTTAGAGGTTGCTATGGGCGAAAAATTGCATACACCGATGTAGATACAATAACTGCTAACAATGTTTTTAAGGTTATTGGAAGTACTATTGGTATATTTAATTGGAATAAACCAATAATTAAGTATCTGTGGGACTATTACAAAGGCGACCAACCAATATTATACAGGCACAAGCTAAATAACGAAGATATTACAAACAAGATTGTAGAGAACCACGCATATGAAATTGTCCAATTCAAGGTAGGACAGACATATGGTGAACCAATCCAGTTTATAAGCCGCAAAGATGATGAGACTATCAATAAAGCTGTTGATATGCTTAATGATTTTATGGCAGATGCCAATAAACAAGAAAAAGACATTAAAGCTGGAGAATGGCAATCAGCAACAGGAACATCCTTTAAGGCTGTCCAACCTAAAAATGGCGATGTGCCATTTAGAATTGTAGCACCCACACCAATGAATACTTATACTGTCTACAATGAAAGCACAGAAGAACCTATGCTTGTTGTGCAGGAACTTAAAGACGAGGACGGAAATTGGTATAAAATGGCATTCTCCGACACCACATCATTCAGAATTGTTGACAGCAAAGTAGTTGAAGCAAAACTACATACATATGGTGAAATTCCTATCGTTGAGTTTCCTAATAATCACGAAAGAATATCCGATATTGAGCTTGTTGTAGGTATGCTTGATGCTATCAATAATATGCAGTCTAACAGAATGGATAGCATACAGCAGTTTGTCGAGTATTGGGTTAAGTTTGTGAACTGTGAAGTTGATACAGAAACTTTCAATAAAATGAAAGAGAGCCATGCCCTTGTTGTTAAGTCTATCAACAAGGACAACAAGTCTGATGTCGAGATTATGACACAGGAGCTTAATCAGACACAATGCCAAGTTGCTAAGGAAGATTTGTGGGATAACACATTATCTATATTGGCTATACCAAACAAGCAGGGCAACACAGGTGGAGATACTCAAGGAGCGGTCGAGTTAAGAAATGGATGGGATTTCTCTAAGACGAGAGCAAAGCTAAAAGACCCCATTGTTAAATCATGTGAAAAGCGATTGGCTGTAGTGGTTCTTAATATATTAAGACTTGCAGGAAATGATTTAAAATTGTCAGTTAGAGATTTTGACATACAAATAAATCACAGTCCGCAGGACAATATGTACACTAAGGCACAAACCCTTACAGTACTGCTTCAAAGTGGAATACATCCGCTTATAGCGATTAAGACAGTAGGATTATGGGGGGATGCAGAAAAAACATTCTTGCTATCAAAACCATATCTGGACAATATATACAAGACTATTGAAAATGCAAAAGAGCAAGAAAAGAAAGCACAGGAGATAGTTAATCAACTCAATAATAATCAGCAAAATAAGGCAGTTATCGAATAACCGGTAGCTGCTTTTATTTTATACATTTTGCACCTATGCGGTAAATAGGAGAGAAACTCAGCAGGAGCGACCTGCGGTAACAAAAGCGTGAGTTTAACGGAGGTAATTATGACAAGAGAAGATGTATTGAAACTGTTTCCGGAAGCAACAGACGAACAGGTTACAAATCTGCTTAATCAGAACAATTCAGAAGTTGCCAAGGAAAAGAACAAGGCGAGCCAGTACAAGGCCAAGGCTGACACAGCAGACGACCTGCAGAAACAGCTTGATGAGCTACAGGCTGGCAACATGACAGAACTTGAAAAGGCAAATAAAGCCTTAGAAACAGCTAATCAGCAGATAGCAGAATTACAGAAATCTAATGCTATCAGAGACCAGAGGGAAGCAGCTATGACTAATTTTAAGATTACTGCTGAACAGGCAAAAATAGTTGTTAAAGATGATGGAAACCTTGATTACACAGAACTTGGCAAGATTATGTCCGAGAAAGAAACGGCTGCAGCACAGGCTAAGGAACAGGAGATTGCAAAACATCAGGATATTCCGGGCGGTGGCAGTAATAAAGGTGGTGCAGACAATAAGACAAACGCTGAAAAGATAGCAGAAAGTCTTATATCTAGCGCCCCTAAGAACAATGACGTTTTATCACATTACATCCAACAATAACAGGAGGTAAAAAATGGCAAAGGAAATGAATATGCAGTATGAAAAGACTTCATACGCAGGAGATGTTCAGATTTTAAAGAGAGAGCCTAATGAAGCAATCCCATTAACACTTGATTTTTCAGCGGTAACAGAAAAGGATGCGAATGGAAAGAAGATTGTAAAGGCTGGTACACCAGTAAACAAGTCTGGTGTGGCTGATAATACAGCAACAACAATCGGAATCTTAAGATTTGATGTAACAGAAGATAGACCGCAGGGAGTAGTGCTTAAAAAAGCATATCTCAACACAAAGGTAGCAGAAGCACATTCTGGCGTTACATATGACGCAGCGGTTAAGACCGCTCTTCCAATGATTGTATTTGAATAATAACGGGAGGTAAAAAGATGTTAATTAATGAAGTGTTAGACAGTAAGTCTATTGCGTTATCAGCAACAGAAAACGCTAGTAATCAGATCCCATATCTTGGTTTACAGTGGTTTCCAGAAAGAAAGAAGCAAGGTCTTGATTTAAGTTGGATTAAAACGCATAAAGGACTTCCAGTATCACTTGCACCATCTAATTTTGACACAATTCCAACTCTTAGAGCTAGAGAGGGATTAAGCAAAGAAAAAACACAGATGGCATTTTTCCGTGAGGGAATGACAGTCGGTGAAGAAGAAATGCTTGAAATCGAGCGTGTTAAGTCTGCGGATGACCCATATCTTGCTAGTGCTTTATCAAGCGTGTATGACGACACAAATAATCTTGTAAGCGGTGCAGAGGCTGTACCAGAGCGAATGAGAATGTCACTTCTTGCGACAAACGCAGGACACCCGGTAATTGCTATCGTGAGTGATGGCGTTCAGTATGCCTATGATTATGACAAAGATGGTTCATACGCAAAAGACCATTACGCAAAGTTATCTGGCACAAGTATGTGGAGCGATACAACCAATTCAAAGCCACTTACAGACCTTAATAATGCGAGAAAGAAGTTACAGAAACAGGGCAAGATTGCTAAATATGCACTTATGAACAGCAATACATTCCAGTATTTGCTTGATAATGCACAGATAAGAAACTCAATCCTCGCACAGAATCTTACAGCAACTATTGAGGTTGATGACGATACTGTTATTTCAGTAGTACAAAAGAGAGCAAAGCTCACCATCGTACTTTACGATAAGATGTACATTGACGATGATGACAAGGAACAGTACTTCTACCCAGATAACAAGGTCACACTTCTTCCAGAGGGAAATCTTGGTAATACCTGGTTCGGTACTACACCAGAGGAAAGAACAGCAAGACAGGTGGCTGATGTAGATGTAACAGTATACGGCACAGGTATCACAGTCGCTACAAAGACAGAGTACGGACCACCTATGAAGATGTCAACATTTGCATCCGAGGTTGTTCTTCCATCATACGAGAATATGGATAGCACATTCGTATATGAGGTTCATAGCGAAGAGTAGGAGGTACGACTATGAAATACCCATATATAGTAGTTCACAATGGTAAATGGTATAACGCAGGTGAAGAAGTTCCAGAAAGCAATAATTCTGGAGCTTCTTTTGATTATAGTAAAACAACCATAAATCGTATGTCTACATCTGATTTACAGGAACTTGCCACAAAACAGGGCATAGAGAACGCAGGCGAAATCAGCGGTGCAGAACTTAAAAAGCTGTTAATCGAGAAGTTCGGATTGTAGGAGGGCTTATGTCATACACAACATTAGAGCAGGTCAAGATAAGGCTTAAACAATATCATATTGAGACAACTGAAAATGCTAGTGTTGTGATATGGGACGAGTTAGAGGACAATCCGCACATCGAACAGCTTATTGAGCAGGCAAAGCAAGAGATTGTCAACGTAAGGAATTATCCGAGCAGTTATACACAAGAGCAAATTGATGATGACTTAGCCAAGTACGAGAGCGTTATCGTCAACCTCACCGTGTATGACCACTCGCAAGCTGGTGAGAGCTTTATGGCAAGTTACTCCGAGAACGGCATTAGCCGTAATTGGGTTGACCGCAATAATCTACTCGCCGGGGTAATTCCATTCGTTAAGGTATTATAAGAAGATTGTGCGTTACCAATATGGTAGCAGGCGGCACACTTTAAGGGTGGTGGGCGGTGTGCCAATTTTACGATTACAGGAGAAACAGCATAATGGATTTTTTATTGCAGACATATACAATCGCATTACCTGTAATACTCGGATATATAGTATGGCTTTTGCAACAGCAAAAGAAAGGTAAGGACGCAAACAGCAAAGGAACAATGTTACTCTTGCGTGTGCAACTCATTGAATATCACGACAAATATATGAAGTTGGGTGAAATACCTTCTTATGCGTATGACAATTTCGTTGAGATGTACAACGCATACCACGCATTAGGTGGTAACGGCATGGTTACGAAGATGTATAACGAGATACAGGCATTACATTTAGGCAAAGCAGGAGGTAAGGATTGATGGATATTACACAGGTATCAACAGTAGTTGCAATCGTTGTTATCACTTACTTAATCGGGTTAGCTGTTAAGGCAATCCCACAGATTAAGGACAACTACATTCCCATAATCGTAGGTATTGCAGGCGGTATCTTAGGTATTATCGGTATGTATGTGATTCCTGATTTCCCGGCAAATGACATTCTCAATGCTATTGCGGTCGGCATAGTGTCGGGGCTGTCAAGCACAGGCGTAAATCAGATTTACAAGCAGCAGGTAAAGAAAGATGCTTGACATCAATAAGCAGAACATGAAGTATTCTCGGCAAGGACAGCGTACAGTTGTTTATGAGACTGACAGTGAGGGCAACATAATCTATGAGGGCTACACTGACAGCGAAGGTAACTTTATTCCGTATCTTGATGACGATGGTAATAAGATACCGCGCATCAAGGAGGAATACATAGGCTATTCACTGCCGGTTGCTTTCAAAGCAAATATCGCCTTTAGCGGCGGTGAAGCACAGGCAGAAGAGTATGGCTTTAATGTGGCGGACTTTGATGCAGTCATGCTGACGGAACGCAACGAGCTACCATTGAGCAAAGGTGATGTTATATGGCTTGATAGTGAAATTGGTTACAAGGACGAGGATAAGGTTCATGTTGACGAGATTACAGCAGATTTCATCGTTGTCGGAGTAAAACCGTCCTTGACTTCCACGAAATACATGCTGAAAGCTCAGGTGAAGTAATGGCAAAGCATAAGATTACAGTTAATGTATTTTCGCAGAAGTCCATTGAGAACGCAATAAAAGGCTTACAGAGCTATCAAGATTATCTGACGTATAAATGTCAACTACTTGCGGAAAAACTGGCAGAAAGAGGCGTTGAGATTGCGAGAGTACAGGTTGCGGAGCTTGACGCAATATTCACAACTGAATTGCTTTCAAGTATTCATTCTGAATATAAAGGAAGCGTAAAAGGTGGCGGCGTATGGGCGGTTGTAGCAGACAGCTCACACGCTGTTTTTGTTGAATTTGGAACTGGCGTTATCGGCAAGGCACAGCCATATAAAGGCACATTGCCTGAGGGCGTTACTTGGGAGTATGCAAGCGGTAAGACAATCAGACAGCTTGCAGATGGGCGTTATGGTTGGTTTTACAAGGGTACGGATGGCAACTGGTACTTCACAGAGGGTATGCCGTCAAGACCATTCATGTACAACACAGCGAATGAGCTTAGGTCAATCGTTGTCAGTGCAGCAAAGGAGGTATTCAAAGACTAATGGCGAGCGAAAATTCATGGGCGTATGACATTGAAAGCACAATATATTCCATTGTCAAGGCTAAGACATACTCGGCAATTAAGAAGAAATACCCCAACTTGCTGTTTACGAATAAAGGACAAAGTGACAGTTCACCGACATTTCCAACGGTCTACATCCACATGTTGGCACCAACGGAGCAAGGGCGAACGATTGACGGACAATCCATTAACGGCTTACTTGTTACATTTCAAGTTGACGTTAGCACGAATACGAGCAGTTCGGACGTGCGTTGGGTAACAAGCGAGATTGCCGAGGTATTCAAGGCTATGCGGTTCGAGGCTAAACCGATGCCGGAAACCTCATACGCAGACAAAATTTACAGAAGCACCGCGCGTTTTAGGCGTGTTATCGGTGCAAATGACAGATTGTTATAACTAAGAGCTTTTTAAGGCTCTTTTTTTATTTTCATTTTTAAGGAGGAATACAAATGGCAGTAGCAGGTATATCTACATTAGGTGTTACGTTTGGTTACGGCACTGAAACAACAGCCGGAACTAAGCCAACAACATTCACACAGCTTACCAGAATTAATACTATTGGGGGAATTACTATTGACCCACAGACCATCGACGCATCAGCACTTGAAGATATGGTAACAAGAAGTATTAAGGGTAGAGCAGATACAGGCGGTACATGGACTGTTACAATCAATCTTACAGACGAGACAGAAGCAGAATGGGAAGCTCTTATGACAACGTATAAAGCTCTTACCGGCGGCAAGAGAATGTGGTTCGAGACGATTTTTAAGGGCTTGACCAAGAGCTTTTTTGTTGTGGCTCAACCGCCAGATGAGATTCCACATCCATCAACAGACCAGAATGGTCTTGCAACAGTTGAAATCAACCTTACAATCGAGGAATACAAAGGACTTGACACAAAGGTGGAGCTTACACCGGGGGAATAGTAAGTCATTCAGCTAATATGGCTGTACTGAATGACGATACAGCCGATGATTACTTGTCAATATACAGCAAGTAAGCGATTATTTGACAGAGAAGGGCGGTCTACGGACTGCCCCTTTTCCTATGTGAATCATAGGAGGAAAAGGAGAGCATAATGATAACATTTGATATTGATAACAAGGAATATAAGTTAGAGTTTGGCTTTGATGCCGCAGAAAATAAAGACATCGTGCAGAAGATGTTCGATTATATGACCGGAGCATACATTTATAAGGAGAACGGCAACACAATCACCGCAATGTCTAATGGTGCCGGTAAGATGGTTGCTGATTATAGCGAGGTATGTCACATGGCGTTTTATGCCGGCTGCTTACAGCATAATCAGGTCACTAAGGCAGAAGCTAAGGCTCTGACACGAGAATATATTAAACATAAGAGAAAGACCGACAGCAAGTACGGTTATTATCAGTTATTTGATGACATTAAGAAGTGCATGGAGGACGATGGTTTTTTCGTTTTGAGCGGTCTTCAGGAGACAATCGAGCAGATGAACAAGTCGGCGGCGGAGCAACTGGAGCAGATGCAGAAAGCAAAGGGAAAGAAGTAAATTTCCACAAGCTGATATGGGAAGAATACTTCCCGCTTGCGTTTTCTATTGGCATAAGCCTTGAAGAGTTCAAGAAACTCACACCTAAAACTTTAGGCTATTGCTTAGAGGGTGAGAAACTTAGACGCAAGGAACGAGACAGGGAAGTATGGCTATGGACAAGACAATACGGCTTGCCGGCTATCATCATCGGTACAAGAGGCGGTGCATGGGGCAAGGATAAGGTTGAATATCCTGAACAGGCTATATATGTTGCACAAGACCCAGTGGAGCAAGAACGGCTTGCAGAACGAAAAAGACAGGAGCTACTTGCACAGCTTATGGGTATGCAAGAGAGCTTTGAACGCAATAAGAGAGAAAGAGGCGGTACGGAGTAATCTGTGCCGCTTTTATTTTTATGACGAGGAGGTGAGAGAATGGCAGAAGTTGACAGCTTGGAGATAAAACTTCAAGCAACCGCCCAAAAAGCAAACACAGCAATAGATAGCCTCATAATCAAGCTTGGCAACCTTGCAACATCACTTGGACGCGTCAATGGCTCTGAGCTTAATACATTGTCAATGAACGTCACCAACCTAAGCACTTCAATGAGAGCTATTAATGACGTGGGTACAGCAAGCTTTACAAGGCTTGCAAAAAACATCGGACAGATAGCAAGCGTCGACAGTTCAGCACTTAATACGGTTGCAAGCTCACTTAATTCCACGGCGAGTGCATTTAATCAGTTTACGGCGGTGTCTGAAAATGCGGCGCAGATTGGTGAAGTCGCTAAGAACATAGCAAAGCTTGGCAACAAGAGTGTACAGACCTCAATTACCAATATGCCGCAGTTGGCAACATCACTTACAAATTTACTCACAACGCTTGCAAGCGCACCGACAGTAAGCAATAACGTCATTCAGATGACCAACGCATTGGCGAATTTAGCAAGTCAAGGTTCAAGGGTAGGTTCTGCTTCACGGACAATTCAAAGAAGCCTAAATGGGGTTCAGAGAAGCGCACAGATGGCAACCAAAAGCACATGGTCACTGGCTAAGGCGTTCGGAAAGTTTTACGCATCATACTTTATGGTTGTGCGAGGAGCTAAGGGCTTGTGGAAATCCATCGAAAGTACCACAGACTACATCGAGGCGTTTAATTACTATGCGGTTGCGTTCGGCAAGATTGGTTCCGAATGGGGCAAGGATTTTGAGCGGTTTGGCTATGACAATGCTACCGATTATGCGAACAGCTTTTCGGATAGAGTAAGCGCATTGCTTGGTAAACTTTCAGGACTGCAGGTTGATGTTGAGGGTGGCTTGCTTACGGCAGACAGTGCAAAGAACTTAGGCTTGAATATCCAAGAGGTTACGGAGTTTGCGTCACAGCTTGCTTCGGTGACTAATTCGCTTGGACAGACAGGAGAGACAACCACGGCAGTAGCAAAGTCAATGACAATGCTTGCAGGCGATATAAGCTCTCTTTTCAACATAGACTATACATCCGTAGCCACCAACATACAAAGTGGCTTAATCGGTCAATCAAGGGCATTGTACAAGTATGGTATTGATATTACCAATGCCACATTGCAGACATACGCTTACAACTTAGGCGTTGAAAAATCCATAAGTGAAATGACACAGATGGAAAAGCAGCAGTTAAGAGTGCTTGCTATACTTGACCAGTCTAAGGTTTCATGGGGTGATTTAGCTAATAAACGGAAGAAAGTTTATAAATTAACTTATCTTCCAAGTGTTGCATAAGAATAGAAATATCTTATGACAATCGGGCAATATCGGTGAAGGCTAAGGCTTTTAAAAACAAGATTTATATGGTATAATATAAGCATGAATAAAACTTATATTATATACAAAGTAACCAATAAAATCAATAACAAAATTTATATCGGAAAAACTTATAATTTAGAAAAAAGAAAAGCCCAACATTTATATGATATAGATGATGAGCTACCTTTTCATGCGGCTCTGAAAAAATACGGCATTAATAATTTTGAATGGGAGATTATTGATTATTCAGAGAGTGATAAGGAAATAAGGGAGAAAGAAATTTACTGGATTAAAAAATACAACTCATGTATATTTTTTGAGAACTCACAAGGCTACAATCTTACACTTGGCGGTGAAGGTGGAGTGTCTTGGAACTCTAAACCTGTATTACAGTATGGTTTAGACGGAAAATTTCTTAATGAATATATTAGCGCTGCTCATGCAAGTACATCAACAGGAGTTCAGCGTAGAGATATTGCGAAATGTGCAAACGGTGTCATCAAAAGAGCGGGTAAATATATTTGGCGTTTTAAAATCAGCAATTATCCAAAGCAAATTGTTCCTTATAGCGGTAAAACAAGTGCAAGAAAACACAAGGTAATGCAACTTGACAAAGATGGGTTTGTTTTAAATATTTTTGATTCACTTACTCAAGCAAGTAAAGAAACATCAACGCCAAGAACAAGCATATCTTTTTGTTTAAATAAGACTTATGGTACTGCAAATAATTTTGTTTGGATATACGCTGATGAATACAATCCATGTAAAGATTATAAGTATAAAGGCATAAAAGAAGGAAAAGGCATTTACCAGTTAGATGAAAATAAAAATATTGTTAATCATTTTAATAACTGCACAGAAGCAGCAAGATTTTTAAATGAACCTGAAAAGGTACATAAACAAATATTTAAAGCAATTAAAACTGGAAATAAATGTAGAGGATTTTATTGGACTAAAGTTGAAAGCTATGCTAATACCGAGATAACTCAATAGATTGCGAGCAGGCTATTGAGTATCGTAACGAGTAGGAAGTGAATAAATATAATCTTCCCAAGAGTGTCCGACACTACTGCATGTAGGGCAGTATGAGGTGGAAGTGGCTACCACCAAACCAAACGTAAAACGTGGGTGATAATGTACTCTGAACTTATAGGAAACTATAAGAAGTATAGGATAAAGAACCTATACGATAACATAATTGACAATCAATTCCCCAAGTAACATGATTAGGCAATTCAACACAAATATTAAAGAGACAGGCATGGTATTAGGACAGATTTTTATACCTGTCCTTCAAAAGGTTATGCCTGTTGTTAATGGTGTGACAATCGCCATTAAGCGTATGCTTGTGAGCTTTGCAAGGCTTATGGGTGTCAAGATTGATTTTGACGCTTTCGGGCAAAATGGCTATAAGGACACCACGGACGGCTTAGAGGATATGGCAGACGGCTATAATGACGTGGCTAAGGCGGCTAAGAATGCACAAAAGGGTGTTCGTGGATTTGACGAACTTAATAATATTAGTACTGGCGAGAATAAAAGCAGTGCTTCCGCCGGCGCAGGTGATACGATTGACCTCACGGACGAGATTGTTAAGGCTACGGAAGAATATGAAAAAGTATGGAATGATGCTTTTGACAGAATGGAGAATAAAGCTGAGGCATGGGCTGATAAAATAACTAAAGCTTTATCTCCTGTCAAAAGTATTTTTAAAAATTTTGTTGCAGGAGATTTCTTTGCGGCAGGACAAGATACATCATCACTTGTCAGCGGCTTATTCAACTGGGTTGCTGACGCAATAGACAATGTTCCTTGGTTTACAATCGGCAGAAATGTAGGAAAATACCTTGCCGGACTTGATTGGACGGAGATATTAAAATCGGCAGCTAAGGTTTTATGGGAAGGTTTCAAGGGTGCATTGGAGTTTTATGCCGGAATGTTCACAGCCGCACCGCTGGAAACAGTTGTTGTTTCATTCATGGCTATGCCAGGATTGCTTAAAGCTATCACAGCAAGTAAGTTCGTGACGGGCGTTAAGAAACTTTGGTCAAATTTCAAGGCTTTTGGAACGGTTGTTAATAATACAGCCCTTGCGCTTTCGGGCGATGCGGCAGCAACAGCCACACTTGCTACTATGTTTCCTAATCTTTCGTCCAAGGTAACAGCGGTCAAAACAGCGTTCACGAATTTAGCAACTTCCATTCAAAACAAAGGCTTATGGAGAGGTATTAATGACAGCATAACATCGCTGAGAAACAAGCTCACAGGCTTTCAGAAAGGGCTTATTGGCGTTGCGTCAACAGCAATAGAGTTCACAGTGCTCAAAGATGCGTTCAATGACCTCACTGTTGGTAGTGACAATATGCTATTGTCCATTGGCAAGATTGCTGGAGTTAGTGCGGCGGCAGCCGGTGCCATGTATCTTGCTTTCGGACCGGCAGGCATCGCAATAGCAGGAATAACTGGCGTGGTTGCAGCTATAAGCGGAATTAATTCTGCGATGGATGAAATTAAAACAACGGAAATAGGAAATGACATCAAAGATACTTTATCCAACCCCGGAGGAACACCTATATCTGAACTTGCTGGTCAATATGCAGATATGGTAGGTAGAATATCTGATAGCTTTTCAGCGGTTACAGAAGGCTCTACTCAACTCGACGCAGCAGATACTAATATTCGTTCAACATGGCAAGAGATTGAAAAAATTGAAACTGCTATGGAGAATGGCGTTATATCTGTTGAAGATGGAACAGCGCAATTAACAACACTATTTGGCAACTTGGCTCAAACAGCATCAGACAAGTTTGGAACACTTGAAGACACATTACTTGCTGCTTTTGGCGAAAACGGAGCATTGTCAGAAGTATTCCACAGGCTCGGTATATCTACAGAAGATACGGTTGCGACTGTAATTACTCTTAATGATAAAGTTAATCAGCGCGTAGAGGAATTAACAAGCGAATTAGCAACAATGGACCCTAGCAATCCAAATTATGCGAAATATAAAGAGGAATTGGCATCACTGTTGGCAACAACTGACGGCTTAACGGAGTCACTTAGTTTATTTGATTTACAGTTATCTCAAATAGATTACAGCCAAATAGTTCTTGATGATGGAACTATTGATGCAGATGCTTTCAATAGAGTGCTAGAACAGGTTGTGAGCTCTGCCCTAAATGCCCAAAAAGGAATTGAAGATGCCGTTAATGCAGTGCAAACAAGTTTGCAACAGGAATATAACTCTGCAATCACACTTGGAGACGAACAATCAGCAGAAGAAATTAAATCCAAAATGGATGCTTTGCCGGATGCCTTGAAGTTGCTGAAAGAAGATGTTGCTCTCAATGCAAAAGAGTTCACTGATACAATTCAGAATGATTTGGTTGGCAAAACGAGTGAAATAATTGACAATGCTCAAGATACATTTCAAGCTAAAAACCTTAAAGGCAAAATTGCTTTAGGCGGATATGTCGACAAGTATGTTGAGGATACTGTTAGTAAGTACAATGAGGGGATAGGCAACATAAGTTCTAGCATCGAAACATCTATGTCAACATTAGGTATAAGCGGTGCTGGATGGGGCAAGGATGCTTCTAAAAAGATTTACGACAGTTTGTTCAGTTATGGGCTTGATGAAGGAGATAGCGAAGGAGCTTATGAATACTCATTAAATTCCAACTATAAATCAATTATAGACAATGCTATGTCAGATATGCCGGGATATGCCAAAAAAGCAAGTGAACCGTTAGGCAAAAATAGCGTTGATGGATATGTTCAAGGAATAACGGCTAAACAGCCACTTCTTAACAAGACTATCAATCAAAGCCTGACGCAAGGGCTTGAGGCAGGAGCAAAAGCCATTGACTCACATAGCCCTTCCAAGAAATATGCTGAATTGGGTAAATTTAGCGTTTTAGGTTACAACCAAGGCATAGAACAGAATACACAACTTACAACTTCTACAGTTCAAAAATATGCAAGTGGCATAATAAATACATTTCATAATGCTACCCTTGGCAAGTTTGAGCCGATAGGCATTCAGGCAATGAATGGCTTAATAAATGGTTTGGCATCTATGGAAACTACGTTGTATTCTAAGGTTGATGAGATAGCGGCTAACGTGGCTACAACGATGCAGAAAGCGCTTGACATCCATTCACCATCAAGGGTGATGTTTGAGCTTGGTGCCTACACCACAGAAGGCTTCAAAGATGGTATGGAGAGCCTTTACGAGGCAACGCAGTTGTCGGCAAAAGATTTTGGATTTGGTGTTGTCGAAGCCGTACACCCACAGCAGTTGTATAGTGACTATATGAGCAGTACACCGACTGTTAGCCCTATGGCAAGTACTACAACACAGAATTATTACAATTCCAACACAAGCGTTGACAATGCAGAGACTAACGCACTGTTGAGAGAGCAGAACCAGTTGTTACAGCGTATTCTTGCAAAGGAATACGGCATAAGCAAAGACGATATAGGAAAAGCGTCAAGAGATTATGCAAGAGACTATTTCAGGCGCACAGGGCGAGACGCTTACACATTTTAAATTTAACTAAAACAATAGTTCCCCAGCAGATTATGTTTGCTGGGGTTTTCTATTAAAAAAATCATCAACAGAAAGGAATGATACTATGTTAGTAGAAACAAGAAAAATCGGTAAAAGCAAAGAGGTAACTGTTGTTAGCAGTCTTGATGTAGCAAAAACTTTTGAAAAGGAACATTACCATGTTATAGAGGAAATAAGAGCTATACAGAGTAAAATTAGTAGCACCGAATTTTCGGGGCTATTCTACGAAAGTGATTACGTTGCATCAAACGGCAAGAAAAATCCAATGTACCTTATGAACAGAGACGGATTTACACTTTTGGTAATGGGGTATACAGGCGAAAAGGCTATGAAGTTTAAGCTGGCTTACATCAATCAGTTTAATGCGATGGAACAGCTTCTTACAGGAAAACTGATTGAGCGTGAAAAGGGCATTGCAGTAAGACAGTCACTCACTAAGGCTATCCAACAGTCAAATGAGAATGAGCGTATGCATGGACACGCTTATTCCACATATACCGACATTATTTATAAGGTGATATTCGGCAAAACAGCAAAGCAGTTAAGGGAAGAATACGGCATTGACAAAAAGGCTAATTTAAGGGACTGCTTTACGGCTGAGGAGCTTGCGAAAGTTCAGTCCATAGAAATGATTGTCAGCGGTCTTGTAAATTGCGGCTGGGGATATGATGATATAAAGAACTTCATCACCAATCCGACCAAAAAATTACTTGTAGCATAAATTGACATACCTCTCATAAAGTAGTAGTATTAAGTCACTACACAAATATGGGAGGTATTGTTATATGGAAGAAAAAACTACTAAAACCGACAATCAAAGCAAAAGCAGTGAGGATATCAAAATAAATGTAATATCCATACTGCTTGGTTTAGCTCTTTTGTTAGGTATATTTTTGGCTTTAACTGGCAGATTTATGATTTTATTGTGGATAATAGGCATTTCTTTAAGCCTGTTTTGCTTATTTTTGGGTATAAGACTTTGCTTTGATGTTCACGCAATCAGAAAACATCTTGATGACAAAAATAAAAATTAGCAGGAGGGAGCTGAAAAGCTCCTTTTTGTTTGCAAAAAAATTTTAAAAAAGGACTTGACAAAATGTAGCAACAAATGTATTATAAAAGCACAACAAAATGTTGCTACAATTTAAAAGGGAGAGTGATTAAGTTGTCGCCTAAAATGGGACAAAAAATTAAAGACAATCCAAAAGACTATATGTTAAGAACAAGGCTGGATGAGGAGACTTTAAAAAAGTTAGACTATTCTGCCGAGAAATTTGATGTTAGTCGCTCCGAGGTTGTCAGACGTGGTATTGAAAACGAATACCAGAAAGCAAAAAAGAAGTAATCGCAAGATTTGACGGTCACACGATTACTTCCCAATCACCAATCCGTAAAGGAATTGATAAGCATATTCTATCATTCCTTTGCGGAGAAATCAAGAGGTTTTTAACAGAAAGGAATGGTATGATATGGCAAGAATTAACTGGAGAGAAGAATTTGACAAGGTAGACCAGGAAAACATGAGACTGCTTTGCGAGTGCAGGAAAGAGCAGTTGAGAAAAATCATTATGCAGGTTGTCTTGGATTGCGATAACGAGAAGCACTTAGACAATATCGCAATTTTCGCCGCCGCTACGAATGACAAGAGCGTAAGGCGTGTCATGGGCGGCTATGAACTTACCTCAAAAGAAAAGGCAGGTGTTGCATAATGGAAGATAATAGAGCATTACTCCACAAGATGATTGACAGCATAACAAGTGGCGGTACACTTGAATACCTTGCAACTTTTGTAAGATTATTCTTAGAAAAGTGGGGTGACTGATATGGCAGAGCTTGTAAAGATTGAGGGAACAGAGCTGGCAATCCGTGAGTACAACGGACAGAGAGTTGTCACACTTGATGATATTTGTTCTGTACATAAATGTGAGAAAAAGCGTTTATCAAGGCATTTTGAGAGAAAAAGAAAACATTTTGTGGAAAACGAAGATTACTATACGATTACAAGAAAAGAGTTGAGCGACCTGATGTCGCCTAACTCAAAAATAGTCGGAAATCCGAATATTAAAATCCACCTTTTTACCGAAAGCGGATACTTAATGGTTATCAAATGCCTTGATGATGATTTAGCATGGCAGGTACAGCGACAACTTGTCAACGCATACTTCAAAGCTAAGGCACAGCCACAGACGGCGGTTGCACCGGTGCAGGTTGAGGACACCAAGTACAACACAAGCAATACGCTGGTGCCTAAGGTCAAGAGTTGGTATATCCGCAACAGAAGCAACCTTGAATGGGTTGCATATAAGACGAATTGTAAGCTTTCATACGTTTGCCATAGGCTCTTGAAGCGCATAGGCGAAGAATACGACCTAGATGCGGCAAAGAAGATATACGAAGCGGAGACTGGACACGCACCGCAGTACCCACTTGATATTGTGGACTATTTCCCTCAATTATCGGCAATGGCTACATGGTGGTTGAATGACTTGATTAAAGTAATTGAGGAAGAAAATAAATGAACAGGCAGCACCCTAGAAATGGGGTGCTGTTTTTTGTAAGCAATTTTTAATGGGACAATTTGTCCCTTTTAAGCATTGCAAAGGTATGTACGTTAAACGTACTTTTAAAATGTATTGTTTGATGAAAGGAGCATAAGTGATGGAAAATTCAAGAATTGAAATCAAAACAGACGGAGCTTTTTCACAGATATTTATTGACGGCAAGAAACTCAATGGTGTAAGGAACTATAAGTTAGAACATGCAGCAGGTAAAGCACCAACATTAACACTAGACCTCAACGCATTTGATTTAACCGTTGATGGGCAAATGCTATTGATGCAGAAGGGTGTCGGTGAGATTGATGTGAGTATAAAGGGGTAGCTGATAACTACCCCACAGTTTTAGCCCGAAATGCTTTCAGGAGCATTTGAAGCAATAGGACATTGAGGTAAGTCACAATCATTGCCACAGCTAGTCCTTTGGCATACTCAAAGCGTTCAGTTGTTGAAGCGTTGATGTAATTAACTCTAATCGAATAGTCCTTGTTTTGGGTCGGGCAAAAACCATATACTCTTTTGTACATAATACACCTCCTCTCAACGGAGATTGTAACACGAAAAATAATTAAAATCCACTTTTACGATTTACTATACTAAAATCTGTATACATTCTGTAAACAAAGCGTAACCTAGATTAGATAAGATAAGTATAGTATAGATAAGATTAATATGTATATATATTATATATAAATATATATATTAATAAATACAGTAAATTATATAGATAATATTAAGGGCAGTCCGTGTGGGCTGTCTTTTTTATTAGATAAAATTAGACACATGGAGGAATAAGACTATGAATATCGGTAACAGAGTATTTGCAGTTCAAGGCTATGCTGTGACACAAAACTACGCACGGCACGTTGAAGCGGTCAAGAATGGCGGTTATGCACAGGGAATTGACCTTGTACCGCAAAAGGATAACAGATACATTCAGAGCGACATAGTGGCTCATTCGGACGGCACAGTACTTTATGCCGGCAACGGAGACGGCTATGGTAATGCGGTGTGGATATTACACAATGACAACTATGTGACTGGCTACGGACACATGAGAGAGCTTAGGGTTAAGACAGGCGATGCAGTTAAGCGTGGCGATGTGATTGGTGTTGTCGGCAACACAGGTCATTCAACAGGTATTCATCTTCACTTTGAGGTTCGCAAGTACAAGAAGCCTTACACTGTCAACGCTGGTGATTTCTGGGGTGCCAATTCCTTTATGAACACTTCCAAGTTCGATTGGGTAGACCCGACACCATACATCAACGCTGATTTACCTAATCAGACACCTAAGGTTGAATCAAGCACTGATAAGTACTATCGTGTGCAGGTCGGAGCTTTCAAGGATAAAGCTTATGCAGTGAACATGGCAAGAGGTGTGCGCTCCAAGGGATTTGATACAATAATCAAGTATTACGAGGGCAACTACCATGTACAGGTTGGAGCATACGAAGCGTACTGGCGTGCCGTGGCTATGAAAGCAAGGCTGATTGCGGCAGGCTACAAGACATTCATCACAAACAAGACAGGGCAGGACATAGCATTTTAGCACCTATTAACGATAGGTGCTTTTATTATGCCTCAGAAAGGCGGTAACAGTGGCATACGGCGGTTTTTTAGTTAAGGTGGGAGAATATATCATCCCGCAAAAATTCATCAAAGCTGACACATATAGGTCTTATGTGAATATGCAGGACATAGACGATTACCCGGACGCTAACGGTTATTTACACCGCAATGCGGTTGAACTTAAAGCGGTGAAGATTGAGTTTGACGTGCGTGCCATGCTGACAGGTAGTGAACTGGAAGAGCTTATGTCTAATATCCGCAATAATTACACAAGTGCAAGAGGCAGGGAGTGTATCATTACCGCCTTTATTCCTGAGTACAACGACTATGTGACGCAAAAGGGCTATCTTGCCGACTTCCAGCCACAGATATACGGCACATACGGCGGCGAGATACATTACAGCTCATTCAGAATGTCATTTATTGGGGGTGTATACGATGGTTGATTACAGTTTACAGAATTTGTTTTACGCCCCTAACGTAGATAAACAGCTCATTATTGCAACAGATGACGGCTCCGTGACAATCACCAACACGGAGCTGCATCAAGAGAGTTTTGAGTTGACAGAGAGCTTATGCTCCGAGAGTGAGTTGACATTCGGAGCGTGTGAAGCGGCGGCGGTCAAGTTTACAATATCAAATGTGTTTACATCGCTAAAGGATAAGTGGATAACCGTTAAGATGGTGCTTGATGGCAATGAATCTAATCCGTTCGTATTCGGGCGTTACAAGGTGGTATCGGATAAACCGACAGCCGACCGAACAAAACGCGAAATTGAGGCTTACGATGCGTTGTACGATGTGATTAACGCTGATGTGGTTGATTGGTACAACAGTATCTTGCCGACAACGGACACTTACATCACATTCAAGGCTTTCAGAGACAGTTTTTTTGCTTATTTTGGCATCACGCAAAAAGAGATTACTCTTGTCAACGATACCATGACTGTAAGCAGAACTGTTGACACTGACGAACTTAGCGGCGGTCAAGTCCTCAATGCTATCTGCGAGATTAACGGTTGCTTGGGGCATATCGGCAGAAGTGGGCAATTCGAGTTTGTATACCTTAGCAACACGGCACCTATAACAATCGACAAGAATCATTACACAAGTGCTGATTATCAAGACTACATTGTGTCACAGATTGACAAGTTGCAAATTAGACAGGACGAGAACGATATAGGAGCTATTGTCGGCACAGGCAGTAACACCTATGTTATCGAGAATAATTTCCTTGTGTATGGAAAGGATGCGGCACAACTAAAGGCTATTGCAACTAATGTATTCAATCGCATTAAGGGTATTACATATCGCCCAGCGGAAATATCAAGCGCAGGAAACCCATGTATCGAAGTCGGTGATGCAATTAAACTATCAAGCAAGTATGCAGAGATAAACACTTATGTCTTAGAACGCATCCTAAAGGGCATACAAGCCCTTACAGACAGTTATACGGCACAAGGCGAACAATTACGCACCACACAAGTAAATAGCTCTAATAAGTCAATTACGCAGCTTAAAGGCAGGGTAAACCGACTAATCCGTGATGTAGACCAGAACAAAGCGGAAATATCGAATGTTGAAGCCGGATTAAAGAATGAGATAACACAGACCGCATCGGAACTGGATGTAAAGATACAGAGTTTGCAATCTCAGATAGATGGCGAGATAACCGTCATCAACGGTCACGGAGTACCAACACTCTATAATTACCCGGCATACAACTGGGTAGCCGGTCCCAAGGTTGGCGATATACTTGTTGAGGGCACAAAGTTCACTTATTCGGATGAGGTGTATCGTAAACACCAGAGGACATTGTTTTTCGATGAGAATACGGCTACAACTTATCGCTTCATAAAAAAGGATGATATGTGGATTTGGGAGCCGCTGGCGAACACGGAGTACTCTGTTTTGCAGAAACAGATAACAGACCTGAATGTTACTACATCGGGTATAACGGCAAGTGTCGAACAGTTGTCTGCTAAAGTGACTAATGAGTACATTACACAGATAGAAGCCAAGACACTTGTGTCACAGACGGCGGATGGAATTAAAGAAGATATATCAAAGATATATAGCACGCAAGACTACGTTAAAACGCTACAGAACACTGTTGAACGAACTGCGGAGGGATTGACGGCGCAAATAAGCGAAATTAATGAAGCTCTAGATGGAGCGAATGAAGTGTATGTTATTCAAGGCACGCCAACACTGTATAATTATCCTGCATATAACTGGGTAGCTGGTCCGAAGACAGGCGACATGCTGGTTGAGGGACTAAGGTTCAAATATTCAGATGAAAGTTACAAGAAGCATAACAGAGCGTTGGTGTTTGATGAAGCCGCTGGAAGAACCTATAGATTTGTTAAAAACGGAGATGCATGGTTGTTCGCAGATGTTGGCGATACAGAGTTTTCGTGGGTTAACAAGAAGCTTGCTGAGTACAAGGTGACAGTTGATGGAGTTTCCGCCGATTTGTCAAAGTTTGAAACAAAAGTCGGTTCGGATTATATAACCAAGGTTGACGCTCAGGCAAGTATCAATTATAGCGCAGAGGGTATCAAGACAGAGATAAGCAAGACATACGCAACCCAACAGATAGTTGAAAAGATGCAGACAACGCTATCTGCTACAGCAGAAGGCTTAAACGCGAAAGTAACAAAAAATGAATTGATAACAGAAATCAATGCAAGTGCCGAGCAAGTCAAAATAGCATCCAGTAAGCTTGACTTACAAGGCTTGGTTACAATTTCTTCTCTAAAGGAAAGCGGGCAGACCATAATCAATGCTGATAATATTACTACAGGAACGATTAAGGCATTAACTATCAGCGGATGCAATATTATGGGAAGTGCCGTTGCGTTTACCAACGACTCGGGTGGATGGAATACAATCATTAATTCGGCAGGATGGTGGATGGTTGGCAAGAACCCTGCTACAGGAGAAGAAAATGCCTTAGATACACCAGCGTATTTTATGGATACTAGCGGAAAACAAAGTATGTATGTTGGTGGACTTCTAAGATTTCGCAACGAAGCAGAGTTCTTCACAGGAGCGTATGCGAGTGGCTCAGGAGCGTACTACTCACAACGTGCTAGATGGTATAATGTCGCACTAATGGCTAATAGCACATCTGATATACGCTATAAGAATGACATAAAGTACTTGGACGATGAAGAGAACATGGAAGAGCTTTTCAACAGCCTTTCGCCAGCAGCGTTCTATTATAACAAGGGAACAGGTTATATTGAAACGCAAAGGCACTTAGGTTTTATCGCACAAGATATCGAAAAAGCTATTGCAAATTCAGGAATTACCAATGATATGGCATTATTTGACCATGAGGATGAGAAAAAGCTGGGTGTTGATAAACAGGAGCTTATAGCCCTGTGCGTATGGCAAATTCAAAAATTAAAAGCTCGTTTATACGAGCTCGAAAAAAAGCAGGAGGAAAAATATGAGCAGTAACTATGACATTAGGATATTCCGCAATTCGTTAATGTCCTACATTAGGAAGTCACCGATAGAACCGGAGGTTAAGCTTCTGGTTCTAAGGGATTTAACCGCGCAGACAGAGAAGGACGCAGACGAGATGGTTGTCCGCGAGGCAGCGGAATTAGAAAAAGCGGCGCAACTTAAAAGAAATGCCGATAAGGCATCAGAGCAGAAAGAAAGTGAGGCATAAACTATGGCGGTAGAATATAATCAGCATACATGGGGGTATGGCGAGGAGCTTACACCCGATAAGTTTAATAATATTGAAGGCGGTGTTAAGGCAACGGCGGAGGCTGTAAATGAGGTAAATAATAATTTAACCTCAAAGTTGGATTTCTTTAATCTGTCTAATTATGATAACTCGGGTATATTAAATTTAAGCAAAAAACAACCGTTCATGGGTTACATCGAATGGAATAGTAATAATACTCCATCTCAAGGCAGTAGTTGTATGGTCTTCGGGTACAATCTTGTGGTGATAGCGATATCGAAGCCGGGCGGCATCTATTCCATTAGTACAACCGAACCTTACGAGTGGGTTAAAAGAAATTAATTTTAAGATAGTTCACGTATGCTCCTCAGCTATGTAACTGTAATATTTATCGGTGTAAGCACTTGGCTTATCCGTGGCAAAACCTCCGTATTCTGTGTTTTTTTGTCGGATTTTGGTTACCGATTGTTCAGATTTCAATACAACAAAGTGCTATTATGGACTTGTCCGATAAGGACAGGTTCAAGCTTTGGCAAGCAAGGGGCAGTGTTGATTGGCGTTGGCATTGTTCCTTGCGAGTGGGGGTTATTAGTTGTTGACAGTGACGAACAAATGTTCTATAATTGGGACATCGCTACTGGAAAACGTGTGGTTGTAAAGGGGAAATGCAAAACATGAAAAAAGATGCAGATTACTACCGAAGAAAAATAATTGACTTAATTAACAAAACGGATGATTTGTGGATATTAGACCATATCCTAAAATTTGTTCAAGGAATGACAAAGGAGAGGGAATAACCCTCTCCTCTTTTACTCATCTAACAGTTTCTTTGCTATTTCAGCAAGATTTTCCCAGTCTTTGACGGTTAGCCTTGTTAAGGCTGATACAAATTTTTTCTGGAAATTGTCATCTTTTAAAGCCATCGTCTCAGTGACAAAAGCTCCGATTTCCTGCTCCTTGGTTCTTGATTTGAACATTTCCCCGATGCCATTCCGAAGCCATTCTTCGTTGACGTTAAATTCTTTACATATCAATGCTATAGCTGAATCACTTGGAATACTTCTACCCATTTCGTATGTTGCAACAGTGTTTCTTTTCACTTTTATTTTGTCAGCAAATTCTTGTTGCGTCAAATTCAGAGCATTTCTTATCTTCCTAATACGCTCATTCATTTATTTTCACACCTCCTTCCTGCAAATTTATATTATCACGCCTTGTTGAAAAAATCAACAAAAATATGTTGACAAATGTTTTTTAATGACATATAATTGTTTTACAATCAACAGAAAAGAGGTGAGAACGTGAACGAACTTGTACATTTAGAGCATGATGAAGCTGTATGCAACAGTTTGGAGGTTGCTGAAAAGTTTGGTAAAAGACATGACAAGCTGATTTCAGAAATAGAAAGAATGTACTCTGATTTAATCGGAAAAGGGTGTGCCCAAAATGGTGGAGACCCCCTATTTGTAAAAAGTAGTTACATTCATCCACAAAATAAACAGGAATATCCAATGTACCTTATGAACCGAGACGGCTTTTCATTATTGGTAATGGGATTTACCGGAAAGAAAGCGTTAGATTGGAAACTTAAATACATAAACGCTTTTAATCAGATGGAGAATTACATCAGAGAAAAACAGTCGCAGTCTTGGATTGAAACAAGAACAGTCGGTAAGCTGTCGAGAAAAGCTGAAACAGATGTATTAAAGCAGTTAGTTGAATATGCCAAACAGCAGGGAAGCGAACACGCTGATATGCTGTATATGACATATTCAAAACTGGCAAACAAAACTGTCGGTGTGGCTGATAGAGATACCGCAACCGCTAAACAACTGACGAACTTATCCGTCACAGAAAATATCATATTGAAAGTAGTTGAAGAAGGTATCAGCCAACAGCTCCATTATAAAGAGATTTACAAGAATTGTAAAGACCGATTGGTGATAGTCAATCAGTTAGCGTATTTGACAGTATGAAAGGAAGTGAGCTTTTGAAAAAAATGACATACCGACAGAAACGAGATTTACTCAATAAGTTCGAACCGTTCATAATCGGTGCAGTTCAACTCATAAGTGCTTTGGCTGGTGCTGCTACTGGAATAGCTATCTGCTACTTTTTCTAAATGATATGTAGCCGTGGCGGTTACAAGAGCCACAATAAAAGGGATTAGGATATTTCTTAAAAATTCGAGAAAAACATATTCTTTATAGTGTTTTCCTTTAACAGATAAAACATAAGAAAACACCGTTCTATCATTGGAAACATCTACGTTTCTGAAAAAGCCTAATTCTTTTAAATCTAAAAAAGCTTGGTAAATATCTTCACCGGAATATTTACCGAATTTTGAAAGTTCAATGGAGCCAACCATATTTGAAGATACTTTTTTCAAAATAGTTCTTTCAATTTTTAAAAGCATAATAATACCTCCGGTTTTTAAAACATTATATCACAGAAGGGAAGTGAATTGAATGAGTGAGCAGGAAAAAGAGATTATTCGTAAGCTGTCCGACACAATCCCTAAGCTTGACGATAACAAGAAGAACTACATTCTTGGTGTAGCCGAGGGAATGGCAATAGCTAGAGAAGCAGAGAAAAGCGAAAACAGCAGAAAGGAGTAAGACTTGAACGAAGTTAAGACAGTAGAAACAAGAACGCCGATTGAGATTGCCCTTGACATTGACAGCGAGGGCATGACAACGGCGAGAAAGCTTTATGAGTTTTTAGAGCTTGCGCCACAGCATTATGCAAGGTGGTGTAAGTCAAATATTACCGAGAACGAGTTTGCAGAGGAAAATGTTGATTATTGGGCATTCACCATTAATGGGGAATGGGGTGGACAGGCTACGACAGATTACAGGCTCACAGCTCACTTCGCTAAGAAGTTATCTGTCAAGGGTAACGGCGAGAAAGCGGAACAAGCAAGGGAATATTTTACGGTGATTGAGGAGAAAGTCAAACAGACCGCTATTGACCGCTCACAGTTATCACCACAGTTGCAGCTTATGAACATGCTTGTTGAGAGCATGAACAAGGCGGAGCTTGAACAGAAACGACAGGCACAGCAGATTGAGCAGGTGCAGACAACAGTTGACAACATGAAGGAAATCTTCACACAGCCTATTGGGGACTGGCGGAATGAAATCAATGCACGAATAAGGGAAATCTCAATCAAGAGTGGCATTGATTATCAGACACTTTACAACGAGCTGTACGGACGGCTTGAAACCATAGCCCATTGTAGCCTAAAGAGATTACAGGACAACAAGACAGCGAGAATGGAAAAAGCCGGAAACACCAAAACAGCAATCAGAGAGGGTACTACCAAGATTGCAATTATATACGAAAAGCCACAGCTTAAGGCGATATTTGAGGATATTGTTAAGCGGTATGCAATGGCTTATGCGTAAAGAGAGGAGAATGAAATGGCAATCAAAGCATACAAAGGGTTTAACAAGGATATGACTTGTCGAGGATTTCAGTACGAAGAGGGCAAAGAGTACGAAACCGATAAGGCGGAAGTGTGCGAAACAGGATTTCATGCGTGCGAATATCCGTTAGACTGCTTTAATTATTATGCTCCAAGTGAGAGCGTATTCCACGAAGTTGAACAGGACGGAGAAATCAGCCGCAAGGGCGATGACACTAAGCTTGCATCGACTAAGATTAAAATAGGCGTGAGCTTAAACATTGCTGGCATGGTTAAAGCAGCTATTGAATACACCAAGAGCAGAACTAAGAAAGAAGCCGACAGCAATTCAGACTATGGAGCATCCTCGGCAACAGGCAACTGCGGAGCTTCATCCGCAACAGGCAACTGCGGAGCTTCATCCGCAACAGGCTACAAGGGAGCTTCATCCGCAACAGGCTACAAGGGAGCTTCATCCGCAACAGGCAACTACGGAGCTTCATCCGCAACAGGCGACTACGGAGCTTCATCCGCAACAGGCAACTGCGGAGCTTCATCCGCAACAGGCGACTACGGAGCTTCATCCGCAACAGGCGACTACGGAGCTTCATCCGCAACAGGCAACTGCGGAGCTTCATCCGCAACAGGCGACTACGGAGCTTCATCCGCAACAGGCTACAAGGGAGCTTCATCCGCAACAGGCGACTACGGAGCTTCATCCGCAACAGGCAACTGCG